CACACATTGTTCGCATCAAAGACTTGCGTAAACCAACTGCAGTTCGCCCAGAAGGTTCCTTCTCAATTGAAATCGCGAAAGTAGGTCAAAGACCAAGCGAATACGTAGAGAAATTTACCAATGTAACTCTCAACCCAGACTCTCCAAACTACATCTCAAAAGTAATCGGGGATCTCAAGCAATACTGGCAAGCAGGAACTTCAGGCAATGAAGGCAAAATCATAACAGAAGGTACGTTCTCAAATAACTCTAACTTGATTCGTGTTGAGATGGCTCCGAACGGCGTTAACAAAACAGACCTTCCTCTTGGGTTCATGGGTCCAGCAAAGATTAATAGTTTCCCGGTAGCTCAAAACGACGCAGTTGGAAACCCAAACAATGAATGGATGTGGGGAGCAGAAACCCTAAGCGATCCTTCAGGTTCAGATAGCGTCGGAGGTCTTACTGCTGGTACCTCCATCACAGTGAGTTGGCCTACCCACGCCTTGTCTACAACCGGATCTTATGGTGCAGGCTCTACAGACTATCCTGCAGGAGCTCTTCATGGACTTTCATACAAATCTCAATTAGGTCAAGATGACTTTGGGGATATTGGAATCCTTAAGAAAGACTTTGATCCACACCTTGAAGCAACAGCCGCAACTGGGTCTGCTGCATATACATTTACTTTAGAAAATCTCACTGGATCAAATGGCTCATACTATCACACAAGTTCATATCAAACTGCTTTCTCGGACTTGTTTGATGCTGGTGTTCGCCAATTCGCTGCTCCATTTTTTGGAGGAACAGATGGCGTTAACATCAAGTATGAAAATCCATTTAATGAAAGTCAAATAGATAGTGATACTTATGCGAAGTATTCTATCGAATCAGCTATCAATCAAGTATCCGACTACTACACTTCTCGCTACGATTTGATTTCAATCCCTGGTGTTATCAGCGAGTCAATTATCGGCAAACTTATTCGTCAAACTGAAGCTCGTGGTGACGCTCTTGCCATCATCGATCTTAAAGGCATTTATCAAAGTACTGTAGATAACGGCTCTACCACCGCAACAGAAGGATCTGTTTCTGAAGTTATCAGACAAGTTGAAGGCGGAACTGCCTCTTCTTATGCTGCTGCTTACTATCCAAATGTGCGCATTGCGGACGTCTCAAGCGGCAATGGAAGCGTTTTGATGGCTCCTCCTAGCGTTGCTGCTATTGGAGCTATTGCGAAGTCTGAGGCGCTTTCTCAGCCTTGGTTTGCACCTGCCGGATTTAACCGTGGTGGACTTGCTCCTCTTGGTGGAACAGGTGGCGCTAACGTTGTTGGAACTCTTGAGCACTTGAGCAAAGCTGATCGCGACAACTTGTACAATGTTAACATTAACCCAATCGCTCGTTTCCCTGCGACCGGAGACACTGTTATCTTTGGACAAAAAACTCTTCAACCAGAGCAAACTGCTCTTGACCGCATCAACGTTCGTCGTATGATGATCTACTTGAAGAAGCGCATCGGTGGTATTGCTGATACATTCTTGTTCGAACAAGGCGTTAAGGCAACTTACGACCGCTTTAAAGCAACCATCGAACCAATCCTTTCTCAAGTTCGTTCTGAGTTCGGTATTACCGAATACAAAGTTGTTCTTGACGAGACTACAACAACTCCAGACTTGCAAGACCGTAACATCATGTATGCGAAAGTTTATGTTAAGCCTGCTAGAGCAATCGAATACGTCGTTATCGACTTTGTCGTTACCCAAAGTGGCGTTGAATTTTAATAGACACTAATTACAGATAAATAGGAGAATTTAGATTATGTCATTTTGGACCGAAAATACAACAGAACCTAAAAGAAATTTTAGATGGCGTGTAACCATGTCGAACCTAGCACAGTACGGTGTTGACTCTGCTGCTGTATGGTGGGCAAAAACAGTTGACACTCCAAGCTACACAGTTACAGATGTAACTCACTCGTTCTTTGATAACGAATACAAGTTTCCTGGTCGTGTTCAATGGCAAGATGTTAACATGACTTTGGTTGACCCAATTTCACCTAATGCTGTTCAGCTTACAAACCAAATCATCTTAAAGTCAGGATACTCAATCAAAGGTTCTCAAGAGTTCAATGCAAACCCAACCTCTATCACAAAGGTTGGAGCGAACGCAGCGTTTGGTACAGTTGTTATTGATATCTTCTCTGGCGCTGGTGACGTTGTTGAGTCTTGGACAATGTATAACCCGTTCATCACATCAGTTAAGTTCTCTCAGTTGGATTACTCCAATGATGACATGAGAACAATTGACTTGACTTGGAAGTATGACTGGGCTGGTTGTGAGAGTCCGTTGTCTAACAATGGTGATCGTTCACAGTTCCCAAGACCAGGTCAAAACTAAGGAGAGTTAAATGTCCTTCTGGACCGAGAACAGTCTTGAACCAAAGAGAAACTATAGGTTTAAGTTAAAAGATGGTAACGAAACAGCTTGGTGGTGGGCCAAGTCAGTTGACAAGCCATCTTTTGATGTTTCCAGCAACGAGTATCAACTCATCAATCATAAGTTCAAATATCCGGGGATCGTTACGTGGAAACCTATTTCCATAACGGTAGTAGATGTTGGAGACACGATCAATAACTTATATTTAGAACTAACCAAAATGGGCTATTCAACTCCGAACAGCTCTACGGCAATGAAAGGGATGTCTAAAGATAACAATACATCTTTAAGGCGAATGAGGATCGAACAACTAAATGGACTTAATGGAGAAATCATTGAAGAATGGCTTATTCATGGAGCATTCATTACGTCGCTCTCAATGTCCAAGCTTGACTATAGCAGCGATGACTTATCTGAAATCACAATTGAAATATCATACGACTTTGCTGAGATCCTTAGTTTAAGTGGAGCTGCGATTCTAGAAAGGCTTAGGGATGCAAATCCTCAGCCAATACCTGGTCAGGTTATAGATTTATAATACATTGGAG